GCGATTCGGGCAACACGGTTCTGTCGAAGGATTTTCCGGGGGGCGTGCTGGTGATGACCGGCGCGAACAGCGCGGTGGGCCTGCGGTCGATGGCGGCGCGATATCTGTTCCTCGACGAGGTGGACGCTTACCCAGGTGATGTGGAGGGCGAGGGCGACCCGATCACGCTGGCGATGGCGCGCACGCGGACGTTCGCGCGCCGCAAAGTGTTTCTGGTATCGACACCGAAGATCACCGGCATGAGCCGGATCGAGTCGGCGTATGAGGAGAGCGACCAGCGGAAGTACTGGGTGCCGTGTCCGACGTGCCGCGAGTTCCAGATCCTGAAGTTCGCGCAACTGCGGTGGCCAAAGGGCGATCCGCAGAGTGCGGTTTACGTCTGCGAGCACTGCGGCCAGGAGATTCGGAACCACCTGAAGCACTCCATGCTGGCGCGCGGCGAGTGGCGGGCCGGCGCGAAAGGCGATGGTAGGACGGCGGGATTCCATATTTCCAGCCTGTACAGTCCGGTCGGTTGGTTCTCATGGGGCGACGCCGCCAAGCAGTTCGAGCAGGCGCAGAAAAACCCGGCGCTGCTTCAGGTCTTCGTCAACACCGTGCTGGGCGAGACGTGGACGCTGTTGGGAGAAGCGCCGGAGTGGCAGAAGCTCTACGACCGGCGTGAGGACTATAAAGTCGGACTGGTCCCACGCGGCGGTCTGTTCCTCACGGCGGGCGCGGACGTCCAGAAGGACCGCATCGAGGTCGAGATTGCCGCCTGGGGCCGTGGAAAGGAATCGTGGTCCGTCGATTATCGGGTGTTCGAAGGCGACACCTCTCGCGCGGCAGTGTGGGAGAAACTCACCGGCTTGCTGAACGAATCCTTCACAACTGAATCTGGTCTGGAGTTGCCCATCATGCAACTCGCAGTGGATTCCGGCTTCGCCACTATCGAGGTGTACCAGTGGGCGCGGCGGCAGGGCGGGCGCGTGCTGGTGATCAAAGGCGATTCGCGGACTCCATCGCTCATTGGTTCGGCGTCTCCGGTAGAAGTCGGGCCGATGGGCGCGAAGCTGAAGCGCGGCGTCCGGGTGTGGCCGGTCAATTCCGGCATGGCCAAGGAAGAATTGTACCGGTGGCTGCGACAGGATCGGCCCACCGATGAGGATGTGGCGAAGGGGATTCCTTTCCCGTCGGGATATTGCCACTTCCCGCGCTACAGCGAAGAGTACTTCAAGCAGATCACCGCCGAACAGTTGGTGACGAAGATCGTCAAAGGCTATCGCCGGCACGAGTGGCAGAAGATGCGCGAGCGCAATGAGGCGCTCGACTGTCGCGTGTATGCGCGCGCGGCGGCTGGACGGGTCGGCATCGACCGTTTCCAGGAGAAGCACTGGACGGACCTCGAACGCCGGGTGGGCGCGCCTCCAGTGCAGGACGTGAAACAACCGCCGCAACAGCAGCGCACGGATGGCGGGCAGACCGCGCGCAACCGCGTGCGTTTCAGGATGGATCTCTAATGGCATTCACGCAGTCCGATCTCGATGCCCTCGACGCCGCGCGGAAGCAGGGCGCGAGGCGAGTCCGGTTTCAGGATCGCGAGTTCGAGTTCGATTCCGTCGACGATTACCTCAAGCTCCGGAATCTGATCCTGAATGACGTCGCCCAGCAGTCCGGGCCGCAGCAAGTGCGCCAGGTGCGCATCTACACGACGAACGGTTGGGGCCACTAAAGCACCGTGCCAATTGAAACATTGATGACGCTCGCGCGCCAGGCTGGGCACGATGTGATGTCGGTCCCGCGCGTACCGCGTACCCGCGCGATGGGGACGTTCCCCTTCGATGCCGCCGGGCGCGGTCGTCGCGGGATCGGCTGGAATCCACCGACCCTCGGCCTCAACACGCTGCTGTTTTCGCATGGCCTGGAGCTGCAGGCGCGGAACCGGGATGCGGTTCGCAATAGCGCGTGGGCGGCGGGCGCAGTGGATTCGTATGTGGCGAACGCGATCGGCCGTGGGATTCGCCTGGTGTCTCAGCATCCGGACGACAAGATCCGCGACCTGATCACCAAAAAGTGGAATCGCTGGATTCGTGAATGCGATGTCGAGTATGACCCGCGGAATCCCGCATCGGGCCAGACGGATTTCTACGGCCAGCAGATGGTGATTGCCCGCGAAGTGATGGAGGTTGGCGAGTGCTTCGTCCGGTTCCGGCCGCGTTCGGTGAAGGAAGGGCTGACAGTTCCGCTGCAACTGCAACTCATCGAAGCCGAGCAGCTACCGCTGTGGCGAACGGCCATCGAGCAGATGCCGCCGAAGAACTCAGTCCGGTGCGGTATCGAGTTCCAGCCCGACGGAAGGCGTGCGGCGTACCACTTCTGGAAGGCGCATCCGGGCGAAACGATGTTCTTCCCAATGGAGGCGCTGTCGGTGGAGCGCGTGCCCGCGACCGAGGTGCTGCACGTCTACAAACCGATTCGCGCCGGCCAGTTCCGCGGCCAGCCGTGGCTCACATCGGTGATCGCAAAGCTCTACGAGTTGGAGCAGTACACGGATGCGGAAATCGTCCGCAAGAAGCTCGCGGCGATGATCACCGGGTTCATCACGCAGGCGAGCCCGGACAATCCGATCATCCCTCCGGACCAGTATCAAAACGGGCCGAGCCAGACGGAGCAGGGGACGCAGATCAGCAAGCTCGAACCCGGCACGTTCCAGGTGCTGAACTTCGGCGAAGAGGTGCAGTTTGCCGACGCGAAGGACAGCGGCGATTTCAAATCGTTCATCCGGAGTTGTCTGCAAGCTTTTTCGAGCGGGGCCGGGCTTGCCGAGTATCAGATCAGCGGCGACCTATCCGGGATCAACTATTCCTCGATCCGCGCGGGCCTGCTGGAGTTCCGCCGCAAGTGCGAACAGTATCAGCATTCGGTGTTCATCTTCCAGGTCTGCCACCCGGTGTACAAGCGGTGGCTGCGCGAAGCGATGCTGGCGCTGGTATTCGGTGTCGACCTGTTGAACGCCTACAACAAAGATCCCGAGCCATTCGAAGAAGTGCAGTGGGTGACGCCCGGTTGGCCGTGGGTTGATCCCGAGAAAGATATCAAAGCTTCGGAACGGGCGGTCCGAGACGGGCTTTCGACTCGCTCGATTGAATGCGCCGAGCAGGGTTACGACGCGGCCCTCATCGACGCGCAGCAGAAGGCCGACAACGACCGCGCCGATAAGCTCGGCCTCTCCTACGACTCCGATGGCCGGAAGATTCTCACCGGACGTAACGCCGGCATGACCGAGGAAGAGATCGAGCAGGGCGCGGCGAGCGGGAAGGTGGAGGCCCAATGAAGCACCTGGCGCACGTTGCATCGCGGTTTGTGAACTGTCCGCTGATGATTCATCCGCCCAAGCTGGAGGTGATCATCAAGGCTCTGGCGCCCCGACTGGGGATCGACCCGGACATCGTCCTGGCCAACCGGGTACCGATGGACGCCACGGGCACGCTGATGGCCCGTTATGCGGAGGCCGGCGAGGAGAGGGATTACGCGGTCTTGGATGGGATCGCGGTGATTCCGGTCCAGGGCACGCTGCTCAAAAAGGAATCGTTCATGTCCGCGTGGAGCGGCGCGACCTCTTATGAGCAGATCCAGCGCCAAGTGGCCAGCGCGATCGATGACGCGGGCGTGCGCGCGATCCTGCTGGATATCGATTCGCCGGGCGGCGAGACTACCGGATGCTTCGAACTGTCCGACTACATCTATTCGGTCCGCGGCATCAAGCCGGTGTACGCGGCCGCGAATGATATTGCGCTGTCGGCGGCGTATGCGGTCGCGAGCGCGGCCAGCAAGGTCTTCGTGACGCGTACTGGAGCCGTGGGATCGGTCGGTGTGTACGCGCTGCACGTCGATCAATCCGGGTTCGACAAGGATCTCGGCGCAAAGTACACCTACATCTTCGGTGGCGACAAGAAGGTCGACGGGAACCCGCACGAACCACTGAGCGAAAGCGCCAAGGGCGACATCCAGGATGAAGTGGACCGCGAGTACGGGATATTCACCGAGACCGTGGCGCGGAACCGGAAGGTAGCCAAGAAACAGATCGTCGCGACCCAGGCCGGGCTGCTGTGGGCAGAGAACGCGGTGCCCCTGCTGGCCGACGCTGTCGGAACGATCGACGATGCCATGAATGCGCTCAGCGGAGTGCTGGGTGCGCGAAGTAAGAATTCAACCGCG